TGAGGGCAAGCAATGGAGTGGGAGAAACTATGTATTTTAGATCTAGTGTTAAGTTGATCTCAAATAATGAATAAAGAAGAAGAAAACAAGCTTGAATTTTTTATAAAGGTTAGAGAGAAGTTTGAAGATATAGAAGACCTAGCTGAAGATTACGGTCTAAAGAAAGACTTTATGTCTGTAATGTGCGTTGGTCTTATAGAAGAAGACATTTCTCCACTACGCTATAAGGTAAATGCTATTTCTAGTATCTTTGTCGATAATGAAAGTGAATTAGCTTCTTTGATGTCTCATATAGCAGGCTCATATGATAAAGGCGATGATGACTTTAGTAATATAGACTACTGGCTAAACAGAGAAGGTGGAGATGCTTAAATTTAAATTGAAATGGAAATCATTCGTAAAATTATCGTGGGCAACGACCCACTTAAAGCGATGGCTTACTATGTAGGTCAGAAAGCTGGAGCTGGCGAAGTAAACGCCATCTTATTAGATAGAAAACATTTAGACAGATATAAAGAAAGACGATACGTCATTTATATCAAAGATCAAAATGGAGACTTAGCTTTATGGAAGGCGGTAGAGAACGCGCCCGTATTACTTGAATTTGATTGTAACTTCTGATGAGACCACTAAGTAATTTTGTTGTTTACGTTCCCAAGAAAGTGAACGAGACTAAAAAGATAGGAGACGTTGAGATATATATAGAAACTAAGTTCAATGAGTTTGAGCATAGAGTTATGGAAGGTGAAGTCGTTGGCATCCCGGAGAAGTACAAAACGCAGGTAGCTGTTGGAGACACACTTTACTTTCATCATCACGTTGTGATAACACCTCAAGTTCTTGATGAGAAGAATGACTTGTATCAGGTTAACTACAGTCCAGATGGTGGTCACGCCACACAATCTTATATTGTGAAGAAAAAAGACACCGATGAGATAATAGCTTTAGATGATTGGGTATTTTTAGATCCGATAAAGCCAGAGCCTAAACTAAAAAGTGATATCCTTGAACTTGTATCTTTTGAAGAAGAGGTAAATTATAAAGGAAAGATTATGTATGCTAGTGATAAGATAAAAGAGCTAGGGTTAAAAATAGGAGATGTCGTTTGGTTTACGAAGAACTCCGACTATGAAATGCAAATTGATGATAAAAAACTATGGAGAGTGCTAATTCAAAATCTAACAATAGTAGAAAAGTAAAATTTACAACAGCTAAAGCATCAGTAGATTTAATTAAAGCTATGGAGTCAGCAATTAAGAATATGACTTCAGAAATACAAAAGCCTGTAGATCAAGATCTTACGGGGTCTGCACGTAAAGCAGAACTTCAAGCCATCAAGGATACCGCATTGGCTTGCAAGGAGTTAATCATAGAGCGTCAAAAGTTAGAGGAATTAGTGTCATCATTAGGAGATAATGGTGAAATATCTAAAGAGATAGATTATCGAGGTGGCTTTGCAGAAAAATTCGTTAAAAAATAATGGCGGGTCTTAAAATTATAGACGATCAAGCGATTGTTAATGTATGTTTCAATGATACGGAAGGAGACATAGAAGAAATTGCTTGTTTAAACATACAATTACCAAAGAAACCTAAAAAGAAAGACATACTATTTCACGACCTCCCCAAAAAAGATCAGCATTGGAGAAGGTATGATATGCCTAAAGATTTAAATACTGTAACTTCTATGGAAGATTGGTATTCAGCCCCCAAAGAATTCCAACAAAAGTATGCTCCATACATAGAGCAAGAATTTAGAAGACGAAGAGAAGGTGTTTGGTTTTACAATAATGGTGTTCCAACATACATTACTGGTCATCACTATATGTTTTTGCAATGGAGTAAGATAGATATCGGATATCCTAGCTATTTAGAATTTCAAAGAAGGCTGTTTATTCATTTCTCTGCTTGTGAGGCCGATCCAAGATGTATGGGTCAGATATACACTAAGTGTAGAAGATCCGGGTATACAAATATGAGTTCTAGCATAATGGTAAATGAGGCTACTCAGGTAAAAGAAAAGCTGTTAGGCATAATGAGTAAAACGGGAACGGATGCTCAGTCAGCAGTATTCTCAAGTAAGGTGATTCCTATATACAAGTCTTATCCATTTTTCTTTCAGCCTATTCTTGATGGTACAACAAACCCTCGTCAAGAGTTAGCATTCAGAGAGCCTTCAAAGAGAATTACAAAAAAGAACAAGAGTGTTCAAAAGGGTGAAGCTTTAGATACAATAATAAATTGGAAGAATACTGTTAGTAATGCATATGACGGATCAAAGACTCACCTTTTATTCTTAGATGAGGCGGGTAAGTTTGAGAAAGGCATTGATATACGAGAGGTGTGGAGAATACACAGAACTTGTCTTTTGGTAGGCAGAAGAGTTATAGGTAAATCGTTAGTAGGATCTACAGTAAATCCGTTAGATAAAGGTGGTCGTGAATACAGAGACTTATATAAAGATTCAGATCCTTTAGATAGAAACGAAAACGGAAGAACAAAGAGTGGTCTTTACTCAATATTTATTCCCGCTTATGAGGCACTAGAAGGATTCTTTGATCAGTACGGTAATCCTATAATCGATGACCCAGAGTCTATGGTTCTTACCGAAGATGGAACTCCTACGGAGATAGGTGCTAAGACTTTTTTAAAAAATGAACGCAAGGGTCAACAACACAACAGCTATGAACTTAATGAGATAATCAGACAGTTTCCTTTTACTGAAGAGGAGGCGTTTAGAGATTCCACAAAGAGTAGCTTGTTTAACATACAAAAGATTTATGAGCAGACTCAGTATAACGATGATCTGTATCCAAATCCAATTGTCGTAGGTAACTTCGTTTGGGATAACGGAAAGCAAGACACAAAGGTTTTATTTAAACCTGATGTTAATGGTCGATGGAGAATAAGCTGGTTACCTCCAGCAGATCTTAGGAATTTAAGAAAAGTAGAAAACAACAAGATTGTACCTCCTAATCAAACTTTAGGTTGTGGAGGTGTTGACTCATATGATATAGATACTACTGTTGACTACAGATCTTCTAAAGGAGCTTGTCATATTTATAATAAGTTTTCTATACAGCACCCTTCTAATATGTTCGTTGCTGAGTACGCAAGCAGACCTCCATTAGCAAAAATATTTTATGAAGATATTCTTATGGCTGCTAAGTTTTATGGTTATCCAATACTTATAGAGAATAATAAATATGGTATTGCAAGATATTTCGAGTCAAGAGGTTATGATGGCTATCTTATGGATAGGCCCGCTCATCTAGGAGCAGCGTCAAACCACATAAAGACAAAGACAAAAGGCATACCTTCTAACTCTCAAGATATCATACAGGCTCACGCTCAGGCGATTGAGGCGTATATTCACGACCACGTAGGTGTACATCACGAGACTGGAAACTATGGAAATATGTATTTTAATAGAACTTTAGAAGATTGGATTAACTTTAAGATAGATGATCGTACTAAATTTGACTTATCAATATCTAGCGGATTAGCTCTTATGGCAGCACAAAAAAATGTTAAACAAAAAATTAAAACAGACTTTGAAAGCAAAGTGTTTTTTAGGAAAGTACGCCCAATTAAGCGTTAATTCTTATCTGTATCTTTGTACACAAAGCATTTACTAAATGAATTACACTGGAAGCTCATCAAATTATGAGTCTATTTTTCCTGATCCGTTAGCGGAGCAGCCCAAAAAGCTAACAAAGCAATATGGGTTACAGTATGCTAAAGCGATATACTCTCAATGGGGAGGCGTAGATATTGACGGCTCTCTATACTCTAAAAGGTGGAGGGAATTTGAAGTGTCAAGGGATTATGCAAATGGGACTCAAGATACCTCAATATATAAACAAATACTGTCTTCTTTAGACCCGAATAACGGTGATGGATCTATGCTGTCATTAGACTGGACTCCAGTGCCAATCGTTCCTAAGTTTGTAAAAATTGTAGTAAATAAGATCCTTTCTTCTAAGATGTATCCTAATGTAGAGGCAATAGATCCTTTATCTAGGAGTGAAAAAGACATTGAAAAAAATAAAATTAAGATTCGTGTTGAAGAAAGAGAAAGCATTGAAGAGGCAAAAGCTTCTGGATTAAAAGTAAGAGTAGACCCATCACAACTTC